AAACATCTTCAGTGGATATCTCAGAACTTGTTTATTGCGACCTTTACCACTACGATTAAAGTTTACGGCTGCCATTACATGACTATTTTCGTTTCCATATTTATTTAGTCACGAATTTCGCATAATTAATATTTTTCAAATCATCAAACTCATCAATATCAACAATATAAAGTTGTCCTGCAAGTTCTGCCCATGTATATGCTCTAGATTGTCTCCAGTGCATGTTAATACCTACGAATCCCCACTGATAAACTCCGGTGCAGGCAATAAGTGGATGTTGATCATATTCAATGTTGAGTGTCTTTGCATTATAAACAAAAGTATAGTAACCACCTGGATCAGGAACAGGAGTCACTGTTCCATTCAGAGCACCCATGATTTCCATCATTTGGTCTTCTGGATCAGTCATTCCGATAATCTTATCTTTAATCTTTTCTATGCGATTCATCTAATACCTAACTCATCCTCTGTTAGAACTTTGAACTCCCATTGTCTATCTTCACAGAATTCTTTTGCTGCTTTCCACTTTGCCTGATTCTTGGCATACTCACAAACTTCATAGACATATCCCTTAGTCTTTCTTTTCTGAACTTTGGGTTCAACGCACTGTTTTTTAGGTTTGATTTCAATCACATATTTTTTAATTTTACCACCTCTTTCTTTAACCTTGATATAAAAGTCAGGAAAATATCTGTGATATCTATTATCAATGGGCGAAACATATGGCAACACAATCTCTTCACTTCCCCATTCTAATATATTTTCATTGGAATCACAATATTTCATAAACTTTAATTCCCACAAAGACCTATAAACAATATTAGTATAATCACCTCTATATTTCTCTGGATTTGATGGACGATATTTTCCCTTATAAGACATCTAAATACTTAATAATGTAATACTCCTGAAAGGTATTTAGAGTGGCAAATAGGACAGTTAAAAAATTTGCGATGAAAGATATGAGAGAATTGGTCGGTGACCTCTCTCAAACAAATTACTATATGGTAAGTTTTTCCACATTGAATTCCACTCTGATGAGTTATATTCAGAAAAGAATTGGTTTCCGAGAAGATGTAAGAAATTTTTTATCTAGAAAAACTGGTCTTCTTTGTTCTGAGGCATCATTGCCAACGAGTTCTCTTGCCACAGGAGAAGTTCGAGATAATTTCATGGGTATTCCTCAGGAGTTTGCTCATACTCGTTTATATACTGATATTGACTTTACATTCTATGTTGATACGAATTATGTCAATTTAAAAATATTTGAATCATGGATGGATTATATTGCCGGGGGATCAGAAGCAGAAATATCAGAATTAGATGATAATTATTATAGAAGAATGAACTATCCTGACAACTATAAAGTTCAGACGATGTTCATCTCAAAGTTTGAAAGAGATTTTAACTCTCAAATAGACTATCAGTTTGTCAATGCATTTCCAAAATTAGTCACAGCAATTCCCGTATCTTATGGTGCGGCAGATTTACTAAAAGTTTCTGTTCAATTTACATATGACCGATACATTGTGAATCCCAAAGGATCTATCAAAAAATCAAACTCAAGTGGATTTAATGATATTGCTCGTGTGGCAAATGATACAACTGCCACCACTACCTCTCTCCCGTCAACTGGATCAACAGCTGCCGATGAATCCTTTGAGGATAATAGAAATAGTTTACTTAACGATTCAACAGGAAACACAGGGGAGCGTTCGGGACTTTCTTTTGAAGTGCCATCGAATGTTCAACTGTCACCTGGGGCGCGAGTAACTAGAATGTTAGCTCTCAATGATAACCAGGCAGCTGTTTTGAAAGCCATTAAGGATGGTAAAATTACTGATGAAAACTTACCACTCACTGCAGATGGTGTTAAACGAGTACTAGAAGGATGGTGACTTTAAATAACCCCGCTAAATAAAATTACTGAAGTGTTATCACAATTACCATGCCTTTACCCAAGATTAATACACCGACTTATGAGTTGGTGTTGCCTTCTACCGGAAAGAAGATTAAATATAGACCTTTCCTTGTAAGAGAAGAAAAAATTCTTAT